TGTGTGAGGGCCTGCTCGAGTCCCTGCAACATGCGCGCTTCATGGTCAGCCTCGAGCGCTGCCGCCGCCGGCCGCCAGAACGGTGTAGCCTCTTGCTTCACGGTTCCGAACTCTGAATACCGCCAGTAGAAGGCGTCCCTCGTGATCCCGGCGATGGCCGACAGAGACCGAGGACGTGACTTCCAGACGATGGAGTCTTGGAGCAAGCCCGTCCGACGCTTTGCTCGCTGTGCGGCGCCGCGGGCCAACTGGAAGGCCGTGGTATCGATATTCTTCTGGCAACGCAGCTGGGCATGCTCGGGCAGCCGTCGCAGCGCGGCGTTCGACTCCTTCAGCCCGATCCATTCCCCGCCCGCCTTAGCCACCATTCACCCACTTCTCAAGGCTGTTGTTTGATTCGGCCCGCTCGCGTGCGGCCTCTTCCCGAACACCCCTGGCGTCAAACCACGCCAGCCACTTGGTCAGCTCTAACGAGTCCAGCCCAGGCTGACCCGTCAGGAGTTCACGGACGGTCTTCTTCAGTTCGTGAGCGAGAGTGAAGACGAAGTACTCGAAGGAGTCGGGGTCGCGGAACTTAGCCCCAATTCGTCAACGTCCTCGTCCTTCATGCCGCTCAACCGCTGTGCCACCCCGAACAGGCGGTCGATGACATCCGCTCGCGCGTTCCCGAGCGCCACGGCATCCTCATCGCTGAAGACGCGGTGGCCTTGCTCGTCTACGACGCAGTAGGCCACCATCTTCGAGCGCAGGTTCCGCATGCTGAAGTCGCGCTTCTTGCCTCGTCCCTCGAAGCACGATGCCTCGAAGGCGTCACGCTCGGCACCCGTCATGCCCCGGACAAGGAACGTTTCGTCGATAGCCTTGATGTAGACCGTTTCTGTCGGCGGCTTGGCGCCGAGCAGTTTCTCTCTCGCTCCCATACCCCTCCGTGTTACGAGGACGACGTGAACCGCGACAGGGCCGCAAGGCCTTTGAGGCCGACCGAGCCCTTGTCCGCTTCAGCCACGCCGCCTGCTGTTTGCTGAAAGTCGCCGTCGATCTGTACCTGCCCCTGCCACTCGGGGTTGTTCACCGAGCGCGCCGCCGTTGTGCTGCGAATCGTCAGCGTTACGCCAGTGGTGGCCGTGCTGACCAGCACCTGCTGGAGGACCGTGCTGATGCCGGTCGGGGTTTCAGACGTGCCGGCAAAGTTGGTGAAGTACTCCAGCTTCACACCCCACCGACGCAGGTTCGGCACCAGGCCCTGATCCCAGGTATCCGACAGCCCCGTCATATCAACCGGCGCCCGGCGTCCCGTGAGAATTTCCGCCTTGTAGACATCTGCCGAGACATCCACGCTGTTCAGCGTGACCGAGCACTGCTCAAAAAGTCGCTTTGCCATTGCTGCTCTCCCGTGGGCCTCAACAGAAAAAGGCCCGTGTCATCTGCCTTGGGGCCTCTTGGCAGTGACATGGGCCTCTGAACGTTCCCGCCGAATCGTCGTGCGATTAGTTGGTCGCTATGCCTTTGTGCTCATACTTGCATCCGGCGCACACCCAATGATCGGGTTCCCGCGGAGTAGCCAGCGACACCCGCTGCTCGTCTGGGTGCTGACAGCCCGCTGGCTCCTCTATCTCGGCACCGACCAGCGCGTCTCGAATCTCTCCCAACAGGGCCACGATGACGAAGAACTGGTCGTCGGTCACGAGCTGCTTTGCTCCGTCCAGACGCGGAACGTGGCTACGTGGTGCCGCGTAATCACGCTGTTAATCGTTTCCTGGAACCGCTCGCCGTTCTCAAACGCCGTGCCCAGCACCGTGTGGCCGCTCACCGTGGGCCTGGCAAAGTGCAAGGCCGACATGGCCGCGTCTATCAAATCCGCCGCTTCCTTGTCGCCCTGATACTGGCTGACCGCCCGCACATCCACCAGCGTCTCGACCCCGAACCGGCCCATCGTATCGACCGGACGATCCGTGGGGCTCATCACCACCAGATAGGGGAACTCAGCCGCGGGTTCCACATTATTGTAGACCCCAGTCGAAGATCCGACTAGTGCTAACACGCCACTATCCGCCCGCAACGTTGACACGACCCCAGTCAACACCGCCGTAATGGGACTGCGCCGCGCCACTTACTGCACCTCGCGCACTTGGAGCACCAGCCGACGGCGCCGGCCCTCGTCATCGGCCACCGTGTGGATCTCCATCGTGGTGTTACGCACGTTCACAATCAGCCGCGGCGTAATCCCCGCCTGATACGGGATGGCAATCTCGTACCCGTGCCGCGCCGTCAGCTGCGACCCTGCCACCGCCTCTTGTGTCCGCTCGTCCAGCGCCATCACCTGCGCCCAGGGCTCCGCGATGATGGCTGGCCGGATCGCCAACTGCCCGCCCAGGCCGTCATCCTCCGTCGCCCGCTGGCGAATCGTGATGCGCTCGCGGCGCCGACCGATCGGAATGCGTGGCTGTTGATAGGACATCGGCTCAGCCCCAGGTCGGCAGGTCGAGCTCGGTCACGTCCTCGAGCGCCCGCACCATCTCCGTCTCGTCCCCGCGGTGCTCATACAGGCGCGCCACCAACTGCTTGATTTCGTCCTTCGCCGCCTCCGGCACTCCGCTGGAGCCCGACGAATAGCCGGCCGTGAACCGGATGATCGTGGGGTTGATCTCCCTGGTGGCGGTCGGGAACGTCGCCCCGGACACCGGCAGCACCCGCCCGAACTCGTGCGCCGTGTCTACGTACCAGTCACCCGTGGACATGGCCGTCCCGCCGCTATCGCTGGACTCCGTCGAACTAAACCCGCGAATGCTCGTCACCGACACCAGCGGCGCCTTCGGCAGCGACACCGCGCAGCCCGTCAGCGGCTCGTCCATGTAGTAATCGAACGTCTGCACCAGGAACGATCGGTGCTTGACTTCCTCGAGCCGTTCCCGCGCCCGCGCGATCAGGCCGTCGATCAGGTCGTCTTCCGTGACGTCGTGCTCGTCAATCCGCAGCCACAACTTAGCCTCGGTGCGCGAGACAGGTTCCCCGGTGGAGGCTGTTACCAGCTTGATCACGCTCACAGCGGGTTCACCTCGATCAACTCTTCCTCATCGTTGGGCCAGTATTCCTTGTCCGACAGCGCATCCGTGACCCGGAACCGCACCCGATACGGGGACGAGGCCGAGAGGAACAGATCCCCGCTGGAGCTCGACGGCTCATACTGCACCTGCCCCGAGGTGGTGCCAGTCACCGTGACCCCAGAGGAGGTGTCCTTGACGTAGGCACCCGCCGAATCCTTCAGCACGATCTGGATGTTCGTGTAGCCCGTCAGATCGAACGCCTGCGGCTGGCTATCCGTCGTGCCCTGAGACTTCAGGGTAAACAGCAGCGGCTTCGTCGCGCCTTCCACAATGGAAAACAGTGGTCTCATCCGTTGAACTCCACCGGCCGATCGCCGCTCCTGTTGCCTACCGTGCGCTGCGGCTGCCGTGAGGCCAGCGGCCGATCAGGCATCCGCGATTCCAGCGTCGTCCGCACCATGTCCGGCAGCGTCGTCGCTCCAATCACCCGCGGCGCCGGCAGACTGACCGCGACCACCAGCGGCTCGGTCTGCAGCGTGGCGGTCCCCACCGTCAGCGTGGCCGTGGGGAGGCTGACGCTCGTGCTCAGCGCCCCAACCGTCACCGCGCGTGTGGAGATGGCCGTCGGCAGCGACACCGCGACCACGAGCGGCGTGGTCGTCAGCGTGACCGCACCAGCCGAGACCGTCGCCTCCGGCAGGCTGACAGCCGTGACCAGCGGCGTTGTGGTGACCGTCGCGGCGCCCGCCGACAGCGTGGCCGCCGGCAGCGAGACCGCCGTGACCAGCGGGGTCAGCGTCAGGCTCTGGCCGCCCGTCGAGATCGTGGCCGTGGACAGGCTGACCGCCACCACCAAGGGCGACGTGGACAGCGTGACCGTACCGGCCGTCGCCGTGGCTGTCGGCAGCGAGACGGCCACCACCAGCGGTTCCAGCGTGGCGCTCTGGGCTGCGCTGGCGGCCGGAGGTGTCAGGTAGCCGTGACGATTGACCTGCCGCGCCGACTGATAGCGCGTCTGCTTGACAAACCGGGTCCGGTAAATCTGGGGCCGCTGTGGCTCCAGCGTGGTCGAACCCACCGTTACTGCCGGCAGGCTCACCGTGACGATCAGCGGCTCGACCGTGACAGTCTGCGTATCAACGACGACTTCAACGAACCCGTACGCCTGAACCAGCGACGGGCGCAGGTGTGGCCGTGCCCTGACCACCTGCCGGATGCGGAAGTGCGAGGCCGGCAGTCTCGGATCGCCATCGCTGGCCACCGCCACCGTCGGCAGCGAGGCCGACACCACCAGGGGCTCGACCGTCAGCGTCCGGTTGACATCTGGCGTCGTGGAGTAGGACGTCGGCCCGTAATACCGATAGCCCCGCTGCCCAACCGCCCGCCGCACAAAGGCGTGGACCGGGACATTGCCGCCATCCGCAGATGCCGTGGCCGTGGGCAGAGATACCGTCGCCACCAGTGGATCGGTGGCCAGCGACACGCCACCGGCCGCAGCCGAGGCCGCCGGCAGGCTCACCGTCGTCTGGAGCGGTTCCGCCTGGAGCGATACGCCTCCAGCTGACCGTTCCGTCGCCGGCAGCGAAACCGCCACCACCAACGGACTGACCGTCAGTGTGCGATCGCTTTCGGGCGTGGTGGAGTACGAGACGGGCCCGTAGTACTGATACCCGCGCTGGCCAACCGCCCTGCGGTAGTGGACCGCCAGCGGAATACCGGATGCCGAGGCTGACGCCTCCGGCAAGCTGGCCGTGACAATCAGCGGCGAGACACCGAGGGAGACACCTCCGGCCGCAGCCGCCGCCTCTGGCAGGCTCGCCGTGACCACTAACGGATCAACCGTCAGCGTGCTATTGGATGCCGGAGACGCCGAATAGGCAACCGGGCCATAGAACTGATACCCGCGCTGGCCGACGGCGCGGCGGTAATGCACGGCCAGGGGCGTCCCCGGACTCGTCGCCTCCGCCTGCGCCATCGAGACGGAGACCACCAACGGCTCGACGGACAGGGTCTGATTGCTGGCCACCACCGTGGCAGCCAGAAAGAACCCATACCGGAGCGCGCCGTATTTCCGTCTCGTGGCCATTAGAGGTGATTCTTAATCTGCTGGCGTGTCGGCCGCCGCTGCGTCAGTGGACCCCTCGTTCCAAACTTCCACGCCCACGGTTCGTCTATCACGTACTCGATGGCCATCGTCACGAAGTCCACCGTGATGTTGTGCGCCGTCGTAAACCAGAGCCGCACGCCGAAGTTCGCATTGCCGACGATGGCTGGCGTGAGTGTCGCCCCCCACAGATTCGACGTGCCGCCGTAGGTGTAGACCGCCGCGCCCGCACCGCTGAACGTCTGCGCCTGACTGCTCCCGAACAGCGCGCCGCTCGCATCCTGCAGCTGCGCATTCACCGACTCTGTGCCCGCACTGCCTTCGGTGCCCTCGGCCCGCACCGTGACCCCGACAATCCTGGCATTCGACGGCAGGCCGAAGGTGAAGTTGCGCGCCACCAGATACTGTGAACTCGCCCCCGCGTTACACGAGGCGGTGGCGGCATCGTCGGCGGTGACGCTGCCGGGACTGGTCCATGCGGTGGCGCCAATCCCGGCATTGTTCTCGCCCGTGCCCGGAAACACATTGCCCGTGCTGGGCATGCGTCTTACTCTTCGGCGCCGATGAAGGCGTGGCAGTTCACCGCCGACGAGGCCCTGACCACAATGCCCAGCCGCGTGCCGCCT